ACAATTACAACCTGGCAATCTGTATACAAACTAGAACGTTCATTTTTTGAAGAGTATGGTGTGATTATAGGTGATGAAGCACATTTATTCAAGTCTAAGTCATTGGTACAGATTATGACTAAACTTCATCATGCCAAATATCGTTTTGGATTTACTGGAACACTAGATGGAACCCAAACTCATAAATGGGTTCTTGAAGGATTGTTTGGTCCATCATATAAAGTTACAAAAACTGATGAACTAATGAAGCAAGGTCATCTTTCTCAATTAGATATAAGATGTATTGTTTTAAAACATCCCCCCAAAAAATTTGAAACGTATCAAGATGAAATAGAATATTTAATTTCACACGGACAAAGAAATAAATTTATTACAAATCTTACTCTTGACTTGAAAGGAAATACTTTAGTTCTTTTTGCAAGAGTTGAAGCGCATGGAGCAGTACTTTACAATCAAATAAATAATAACAAAGGTGAAGACCGTAAAGTATTTTTTGTACATGGTGGAGTGGATGCTGAAGAAAGAGAATTAGTTAGAGAGATTACTGAAAGAGAAAACAACGCAATTATCGTTGCTTCTTATGGAACTTTTTCTACTGGTATCAACATTAAAAATCTCCATAACGTTATCTTTGCCGCACCTAGTAAATCCAGAGTCCGAAATCTTCAAAGCATTGGACGAGTTCTTAGAAAGGGAAAAGACAAAGTAAAAGCAACACTTTATGATATTGCTGATGACAGCAGTTATAAAACAAAAAGGAATTACACACTAAATCATTTCATAGAAAGAGTAAAAACATATAATGAAGAAAATTTTAATTATGATATAATCACTATTCAATTAAAGGTATGATAGAAGAAGATTTTTATGCAACAGTTAAATTAAAAAATGGTGAAGAAATATTTGCTAAAGTAGCTGCTTCTGAAGAAGAAGATAGAACCATGTTGATTATTTCCAATCCTGTAGTTATCAGTGAAATAGCAGGTAGAGGAGGAATCCTTGGTTATAGAGTCGAAAAATGGTTAAAATCTACAACAGAAGATATGTTTATCTTGGACATGGAAGATGTTTTAACTTTGTCCGAATCCTATGATGTAGAAATGATTATGATGCATCAATCATTTACTAGACAATCTCAAAGAAAAAATGAAAATGAATACAAACTTGATAGGGGAATGGGATATATCGCTAATGTAAATGATGCTAAAGAGATATTAGAAAAGATATTTAAAAAGAGCTAAAGATAGTCTTTTTAACCTCGACAAAGGTAATTGTACAGAGTTTTGAACACCTTGTCAAGCATTAGTGAAAATGTTATAATATCTACATAATAATGATAAGAATTTATGATAACAACTACGGTCATGACCAAAAGAAAGAGGTCAGAGCATTACGTCAACAACAAAGAGTTTCTTGCAGCTCTAATTAAGTATCGTGAGGATAAGGAAATTGCCGAAATTCAAGGCAAACCAAAACCTCCTATTCCTCGCTACATTGGAGAATGTTTCTTAAAGATTGCTAATCACTTATCATTCAAACCAAACTTTGTCAATTACATGTTCAAAGAGGACATGATTTCTGATGGTATTGAAAACTGCGTTCAATACATTCACAATTTCAATCCTGAGAAGTCACAGAATCCTTTTGCATACTTCACTCAAATCATTCACTATGCTTTCCTCCGCCGCATTCAAAGAGAAAAGCGTCAACTAGAGATCAAGAACAAAATTCTTGAGCGTTCGGGATACTCTGAGGTTTTTGATGACAACAGTATTGACGGATCCAACTATAGTGACTACAATAGTATTAAAGATGCTGTACACTCAAAACTTAGATACTGATGTCCGAAATCAAATCATACAAGTTAGATATTGATACAATTCAAACGTTGGATGATGTCAAAGTGATCCTTGAGGGATTGAATTTGATTACACATTCTAACGTGGATGGTTTTGATAATCTAAAAAAATACTTTACAAAAGAAATTATTTCTGATAGTAAAGAAGAAATAAGTGATGAAGAATTGAAAGCAGAAGCTGAGTCTTGGTTGAAATCTGGTTGTGCAAATTGTTGATAATGAAAATTGCAATTATTACTGACCAACATTTTGGAGCAAGAAAGAATTCAAAACTCTTTCATGATTATTTTCTAAAATTCTATAATGATGTATTTTTTCCTACCTTGTTAAAGGAAGGAATCACAACAGTTGTGGATATGGGAGATACTTTTGATAGTCGTAAGGGCATTGATTTCTCCGCTCTTTCTTGGGCAAAAAATCATTATTATGATACCTTAGAAACTATGGGAGTTAAAGTCCATACAATTGTTGGAAACCATACAGCTTACTATAAAAATACCAACGAAGTAAATGCTGTGGATTTATTGCTTCGTGAGTATAGTAATGTGACTGTATATTCTGAACCAACGGAAGTAATGTTGGGACAACTGCCCACACTTTTTATTCCTTGGATTAATCAAGAAAATGAAGAAAAAACTCTTAAACTAATCCAAAAAACATCTTGCCCATGTGCCATGGGGCACCTTGAACTCCAAGGATTTAGAGTTAATAAACAAATCGTCATGGAGCATGGTTTTGATAGTAAGTTATTTGATAAGTTCACTCGTGTTTATTCTGGGCACTATCACACTAGATCTGATAATGGAGTAGTTTATTATCTTGGAAATCCATATGAGATGTTCTGGAATGATGTGAATGACAAAAGAGGGTTTCATATTTTTGATACAGAAACAATCACACATACTCCAGTAAATAATCCATACAGATTATTTTATAATATTTACTATGAAGATACCAATTATCAAACATTTGATACCCGCGAATATGAGAACAAAATAGTCCGTATCATAGTTCGTAAAAAGTCAGATACCAAAAAATTTGAAAAGTTTGTTGATAAACTTTATGCATCTGGGGTATCTGAACTAAAAGTTGTAGAAAATTTTGCAATTCAAGAATCTGAAGAATTTGAAGCTTTTGAATCAGAAGATACACTTTCTATCTTGAATAGATATATTCAGGAGGCAGAAATCAGTCTTGATAAATCAATAGTTCAAAAAATGATTCAAGAAATTTATCAAGAAGCATGTGAATTAGTCTAACATGTTCATAATAACAATCGAAGGAAAGGAAAAAGAAGGAGCATATTCCGTAACCGCTGTTGATGGAAATCAAGTTCTTTACATGTTTGAAGAAGAAGATGATGCAGTGAGGTATGCTATGATGTTAGAAGATTCTGGATTTCCTGAGATGCATGTTATAGAAGTTGAAGATGAAATAATGCTTAAAACATGTGAAATCCATGGATATCAATACAGCATTATTACTAGCAATGATATTGTAATTCCCCCAGAACATTATGATTTTATTTAAAAAAATTCGTTGGAAAAATTTTCTCTCAACAGGAAATCAATTTACTGAAATTGACTTTACATCAAATAAAACGAATTTGATTATCGGTACAAATGGTGCTGGAAAATCGACTGTTCTTGATGCGTTGACTTTTTCTTTGTTTGGCAAACCTTTTCGTAAAATTAATAAACCTCAACTTGTTAACACTGTAAACGAAAAGGATTGTAAAGTTGAGGTAGAGTTTTCTATTGGTTCCACTGAATGGAAAGTAATTCGTGGAATTAAACCCGCAGTATTTGAGATCTGGAGAAATGGCGCTGCTTTAGATCAATCTGCAGCAGCCTTGGATCAACAAAAGTGGTTGGAACAAAACGTTCTTAAGATGAACTATAAATCTTTCACTCAAATTGTAATTTTGGGTTCGAGCACTTTTGTTCCTTTTATGCAACTTCCTGCTGCACATCGCCGTGAAGTGATTGAAGATTTGCTTGATATTAAAATCTTTTCTTCGATGAACTCTCTCATTAAAGAAAAAATTAGAGTTGGTAGAGAAGATATTAAAGTACTGGAACTTAAAAAAGAATCCCTTCTAGATAAAGTCAAAATGCAAAAAGATTTTATTGAGGAATTAGAGAATCGCGGTAAAGATAATATAAACAACAATAATCGGAAAATATCCGATTTAGATAAAGAAATCCAACAATACATGGAAGAAAATTCTTCTCTAGAAGAACCTCTGAGAGAACTTATTCGAGAGCAGGATACTATTGCTGGATATACAGAGAAACTTCGTAAACTTGGCAATTTAAAAGGAAAAATTTCCCAGAAGGTCTCAGCACTAACTGAAGAACATAAATTTTTTGGAGAGAATACGGTATGCCCTACTTGCACACAGTCGATTGAAGAGGAGTTCAGACTAAATAGAATTACAGACGCTCAAAATAAAGTAAAAGAGTTGCAATCTGGTTATAAAGAACTAGAGGAGGCAATTAAAAGGGAAGAGGAGCGAGAGCGTCAATTTCTTACTCTTTCGAAGGAGATTTCAAAGTTAACGAATGGTATTTCTCAAAACAATATTAAGATCACTGGATGTCAGAGACAAATCAGAGGTCTTGAATCTGAAATTCAAACTATTACCGAGAACCTTGCAAACCGAAATTCTGAACATGAAAAATTAGAATCCTTCAAAAATAATCTAAAAACTACATACGACAATCTCGCTTCTATAAAAGATTTAATTAACTATTACGATTTTACGTATAGTTTACTTAAAGACGGTGGAGTTAAATCCAAAATCATTAAGAAGTATCTACCGCTGATAAATCAGCAAGTTAACCGTTATCTTCAGATGATGGATTTCTATATCAACTTCAC